GGTTCACCAAAAACTCCGGGTGTGTACCCCAACTCAGTCGCTTTCTCCAAATCAAGATGCTTCGCAAAATCCTCTGGACGACCCTTATAGTATGGAGCTGACAAACGGGTTTCGTTGTAGTCCACCGTAAAGGGTGACGCAGTAGCATATGAGAATAATCCCAATTTTTTTTGGCGACAAAGCCGGAGGTAATTCGACTCTCAGCGGAACAGTATTCTGAGTGTTGATTGGTGGAGGAGGGGTGCATTCATCTTCCCAACCCATCTCTCTAGACGGGCGGAAGTGTGATCCCTCGGCAATGGCAACTTCTTCCTTAGCCGAGAACCATACAGAACCGTTAGTACCTTGACAGACCAGCATCCTTTTGGCCCTATCATGAGCCCGGTCTTCAAGAGCTTCCAACTCTAGTTCTTCTCTTCTCCTGGTGAGTCGCCCTTTCCGGCCTCTGAACGCGTAGTCTATAGAGCTTTCACTCGCCGTGCTCGAGTCTTCCAGCATAGTAAGCTCGTGCATTTTGATGAAAAATCTGACATAAGCGAAATTCAGACCGCGATTGTACTCACCGTTCGTTCCGCAGTGCAGAGCGACCACCTTCCTTTGTCCAGTTAGGACAGGTGATCCACTCCAGCCCTTGAGTGTTGATGCCGTATAGAAGACGTCCGTAAGGGCGGCGTCTTCATGTCTGACAACTGCTCCAAGTGATCTTTGAAGTTTCTTGTGCCCGCTTCTTTCGAGGCCGTACACAGTTACATTCGCATTCCAAATGGCGTCTGAGTGGTCAAGGGTTTTGACCGCCATACGACTCCAGGCAGTGGCAGCAATTGGAATAATTGCGACATCATAGCCGGGATAGTCATTGACGACAATATCCTTGTCCATCATTTCACGGGTCAGTTCAAGCATCTTGCTGTCGTCAAGTTCACAAACTTCGCCTTTATCGGCAAAGGGGATAAGGTAATACTTACCTGGAACTGAAGTCATGGCGAAAATGTTATGTTGGGCCGTGACGAGGTAATCGAAATAGCGAAAGCCCATTCCAATATACGTCGCAGTACCCTCAAACACCACAGCCAAATACACACAGCCCGGGACAGCACCACTGGTCCTTATCTCAGAACCTCTGACAGCCATCTCAAGAGAGTCGATTGGGACAGTGCCTCCACTGATCATCTTAAAGAGGGTCGGAACCGCTCCAAGGGAACCATCCTGCGTGACTTCTGTGATGTTGATAATCTTCCGGTTACGTGCGTAAACGAGATGACTCCGAACAACGAGCAGAAAGTCGCGAGAAAGGATCGCAATGGCTCTAAACATTTTCAGTGAGAGGATGAGAGAACGGGTTGACACAAGACAAAGCAGAACGAATGCTAGTATAGCTCCAATCACAAACAAACAGCCCCCAGCCCAGGCATAAAGCTCGTTTTCACGATAAACACTACCACAGTGTTCGTGGGGGATGTTGAATGCCCTGGGCACTCCGCGATTCCAATTCCGATAAGTCCATGCTTCAAAATCGTTGCACAGGTAATCTGGTAAATCACCTCGCATGCATGCCGCTAACGTGTCTGCCTCCGTCATAGGGACAAACTCGTAATGACACTCCCAACGAAGCTGAGAGTTGAAAATCACCGTCTTGTAAGCCGCGCTCAAAAAGAACACAATCTCGCCCACAAAATAGTTCAAGTTCCACTTCCAAACTTCAAACATGTCCGCCCATTGCTGAGTGCCAACACCACTGGCCTCTACAATCGGGACTTGAAAAGCCATGCACAGAACAAACAGTATTTTG